TTTCTTCAGCACCAATTTTTCTTATTTTAAAAGTATCTGTACCCATATAACCTTTAGAACCATCTGAACCTGTTTTATGCCAACCACTTCTATCATTTTCATCTCTATATGGCACTCTACAATCATCTAAATTTAATTCTTTATTTACACCTTTTCTAGCCACACATATTGGTTCATGTGCTGGTTTTAATAAGTTTCTTCTTTTAGGAAAACCACTACCATATATCCAATTAATCATATCAACTACTTCAAAACCTGCGTCTTCTAATGCAACTGCCATTCTATGATAGTTTCTAGTAGCTGCAAATGCTAAGCATACGGCACCTGGTTTTATAACTCTATATACTTCTTCCCAAAATTCTTTTTGAAATGCAATGTCGCCACCGTCCCAAGTTTCTCCCATAAATCCTTTTGCCGCTCTATGATAAGGACCACTGCGTCCTTCTTTCTCATCTTGGTTATTAATACCTTTTTGTCCTGGTCCAAATCGTTTAACTATTGAAGCTAAATGATATGGTGGATCAGTTACACACGAATCAAAAACATTATCATCTAAAGTTTTTAGATGTTGTAAACTATCAGCATTTATTATCTTATTTGAGTCCATAAATTAAAAAAATATATTTTATTGTTAACATAAGAAGTAAAAATCTAGGAATACTCCAATCAGTTCTCCAAGCTAGCATTCTGCCTGTTGCATATCCCAAATGTATTATTATAAGTATTAATAATATATCCATCATATCTAATTCTTTTATTATTCAAAAAAACTTTCTAAACTTGCTTCACGTTCAAGTTTCCAACCAATAGAATTTAAAATAAACCTTAATGGATCAGTAAATGTTTTTTCAAATTGTGTATCGTAATCAACATATTTGTGTAAATCAAATTCTTCTGGTATCCTTGTTACAAAAGCAATGACAGTATCTTTAACTGTATTAGGTTGTTTTAACATTAAGAATTTAATTTTATCACCATCTCTTATCAAAGGATATTTTCTTTCAAGTTTATTTCTATGTATGTAATGATTATAAATCAAACCCCCTTTAACGTGAATAGGAGTTCCTTTATTATAAATTTGGGATGAATTTTTAAACTTGTTTATATTATTACAAGACCTAGGAAAAGCAACTTCTTCTGGTGTTAATGTTTTAAATACTTCTTTAAAGTCGCTTACAAACTTAATTAAAGCGTCCTCATCTTCATTCATTATTACACGTATAGCATCCTTAATTTTTCCTCTACACACTTCAGGCGTAGATGATTTAACAGCTTCAACACCCATAATTTTTAGTTTAGATGTTTCATATCGGACACCTTCTTCATCAAATACGTTCATCATATATCTTTTTTTGGCAACCCATATAGCTTTGTTAGCAATTAATTCTCGTTTCATAATCATTTTTTGGCCAAAAGCATTTACATACTTAGCAAGATTTGAAAAACTATCATCAATTACCTTTTGTATTTTATCTTCAGCAGCCTTATCAATAAAATCTGTAACCTGTTGTGTTGTTTTATCTTTACAAACCTTATCAACAAGTGTATCTAATTTAAGATAGATAGAATCTGTATCGGATGCTACAACATAGTTCACATTGGTTGTATTTAAAATCTTATTCATAAACTTATTAACATCTCTTTCAACCCAGCGAATAGATAACTGACCACCAAGTGTAATCGCTTCTGCTTGTTTTACATCAAAATATCTAAAGTATTGATTGCCAATAGCACCGTAAGCACTATTCAATGCAATCTTTTTTGCCATTTGAATATTATGACACCTTGAAATTTCATTTTTATAAATTGGGTCTTTTGTTTTTTGGAATTCTTTTTTAGCTTCTATTGCTTTCTTTTTAAATACAACTCTATCACTATACATCTTCTCCATTAACTCTGGAAGAAAGCCTTGCTTATCTCTTTTAAACATAGCACCGTTTGGTGCGATGGTCACATCCTTGGATTTTGCAAAATTTAAATCTAATTTTTCTGTTAAAAAGTTTTCTACACCAACTGCCTTTGTATCTACTCCAACAAATTTTTCAGGACTTATATTATATTGCATAATCAAATGTGGATAAAGTGAATTAAGGTCAAATGAAACAATCCATTTATGTAAACCTAATTGTGGATCTTTTACATATGCACCTTCGTATTGTGTATCCTTTTCGTGGTCTTCTCTTGGTGGAATTATAATATTCTTTTTAAGTAAATGATTATAGATTAAAGTATCCCAACATCTTACTTGTGAATATACATCAATATAATTTACTTTATAATCATAAGCCATTGTTAAGCACAACTCAATTAATCTCATTTTATCTTCTAACTTGTCAACTAATTCTACATCTTGGATATTATATTCTACAAATCGCTGATAATCTTTTGTATAAAAATCTTTAAATGTTTCATATGGATTTTCTAACTTTTGCTCACCTAATTCTACTTTAGCAATATAATTTAATCTATAAGACTCTTGTCTAACATAAGTAAATTTTTTATATAAATCAAAATAATCTAATATAGAAACACCAAGTATATTCCAATATTGAGAATTTTTATTTCCTAATTGAACTCTATCAGCATTAACAAAGTTCCAAGGACTCATTTTATTAATCGTATCATTATCAAAAATAAATCTCATACGATTCATTAAATAAGGTACGTCAAAAAACTTAACGTTCCAACCCGTAACAATATCTGGATGATTTTTACACCAGAACTTTAAAAACTCCATTAATAGATGTTTTTCATTCTGACATTTAACATAAGTTACATTTGTTTTTTTAGAAATAAAATCACCAGTACCCCAAGTTATTAGCTGTTTATTACTATGATTTTTTACCGTGATACATATAATCACTTCTTTTGCAGTGTCTGGATCGGGAAAGCCGCCCTCACACTCGGTTTCTATATCAAGTGTGAATAACTTGATATGATCTTTATTCCATCTCACCTCATCTCTATATTCGTCTGCTATGTACTGATAGTTGTATCTATTCATACCATAGATTTTATATTCAGGTATAGTACTATACTCACTATAGAAGTGTTTTGCTTTTGGAATAGAATTAAAACTTTTAGGTTTTAAATTTATGCCGTCTAATGTCTTATAAATGGATTGTTCTTTTGTAGGTAGGAATAATTTAGGGGAATAATTAATACGACTCAAATATGGTTTGCCATTATTGACGCCTCTAATGAGTAATTTGCCCTTGTGTTCAACGACATTTGTATAAAAAGTGCTTGCCAAATTCATAATATATTATAACAAAGAAAACCTAGAAAGTCAATAACTAGTGGATAATTGATTTTTTGTTTGGTTGTACTATTGAGCTAGTATTTTTTTCATAGGCATCCACCATCTTATCATCTGGTAGTGTTTCTGCCATTATATTGTTTTTCTTTATTTTAATAACTTGATCTTTTGTATATGGTATATAAGGATGAAAACCAATCTGCATTGGTTGTCCTGGTTTACCTTGCATTGGAATTAATACAAAAGGTTTTTTGATTGCTTGCCACGTAGAGGTTGATTGTTCTTCAATTGGCACGCCAAGCAGATCCTCACCTGTTGTGAGTCTGTATAATTTAATCATAATATTTACTTTTTATCTATTCAGTTTTTTCAGTTGTTGTTTTTTCAGTTGTTTGTTTTTTCCCAATATTATATTTCGCTTGTAAATTCCATTCACTCTTTTCTTTAAAAGCAATTATCTTAATTTGTGATAACGGTGCTTTGTCTTCAGCATTCTCTGGTTTTACAATTGATAATAAGCTCCAGTCTTGTAATAAAACTGATATTGTGTTACGTCTTTGTATATCGTTTTCTATTAGAGTGGCTTTTTTGCCATCTAAAGCAAACAATTCTTTAAAATGTACTATGTAATATTTACCTTGTTTATGTAAAATGTGGCAAGATTGAAATAACGTTTTGTCTTTCCTACTTGCAACACCTATTCGGGATAATGTCTCCCTAATTTTTAGAAAGTCATCTGGCTGTTTAAGTGTTACTTCTAACATCTGCTCAGGTGACCAATTAAAACTTTCCTCACTCATTTTTTTCTCCCACCTTTATCTAATCTCTCTTTGATAAAGTTTAATTGTTTTTTATCTAGTATGTCTAGGGCTACCTTTGCTTTCGTGTTGCTATAACCATAATGTTCTTTCACATACTCTAAATTTTTAGATTTGGATGTGGATATCCACTTGCCCCCAAACCGTTTTCTTTTTCTTATACTATTTAGTAGGAAGTGAAATTGCAAACGTTTAGTAAGGCTGTGTCGCTGATTCATTTCGTTTGCCATCATTATTGAATCAACGTGTTGTGATAAACACCGATTTATTACGTAGGGTGGGAATTTCTTTTCCCAAGTTAAGTCAGTTCCATCAAGTAAATTAACCTTTGTCCAGTTAATCGCATTCAAATAATCACTTAATTTATACTCAATCATAATATACTTTCTGGTGCTGCTTCACGGAGTTGAACCGCGGACCTACTGATTACAAATCAGTTGCTCTACCAGCTGAGCTAAAGCAGCTCTACTTTCGTTTTCTGCCCATATAGTTTTCTGAAGGTTCATAGTTCCATTTGTGTCCGTGATGTCCTCTTATATCAGCATACCACATTCTTAATTTTACTATCATTACTCTCCATAATGTTCTCTTTGCCATTGTCTTTCTTATTCATCTATTTAAATTTATTTAAATTTACATTCTGCCATGATTTGAGTCAGGCACGCAACCATATTTATCTCGTGGTCAGCCACAAAAGCGGATTTATATTGGTAATCAGCAATTGTTAATACGGCAGCAGGTATAGATTGAGGTTGAAGATGTTTATACAAAATATCATAAACATTACTAAACAATGAAGAAGGATCTTGGTCAAGGTTCTGAATAACCCATTTTCTCATATCACTAAATCTTTTTTCTTTTAATAACTTAATTAATTCTTTGTTATTAATATCAGATAATGATACAAGTATGCCACTATCAATTTTACCCCTTACGGAATATCTTTGAAGTTCATTAATCGTTCTTCTAAAATCTGGATAATGTCTTTGTATTAACTCGGCTAATACTCTTTTATCGTATTCTATATTTTCTGATTTAAGTATTTCACCTAGTCTACCTAAAAATGCAGTAGCAGTTTTTACTTTTTGACCATTTGTAATACGAAAATCAATAACAGTACACCTACTATGTAAGGCAGGTATAATCTTATTCTTAAAATTACAAGTAAATATAAATCTACAATTCTTATAAAAAGTTTCTATAAAATTTCTTAACGCAGGTTGAACACTATCAGCGTTCATATAATCTGCCTCATCTATAATAACTACTTTATGTTTAGAGCTTTCAACTAAAGACACCGATGAAGCAAAGTTTTTGATTGTGGTTCTTAATGTATCAATATGTCTACCTTCGTCTGACCCATTGATAATTATATAATCTGCTCCAAGTTCCTCACACAAAGCACGAGCAACTGTAGTCTTACCAGTACCAGCAGTACCAGATAATAACAGATTAGGTAACTCATTCCCTTTCAGAAATTTTGTGAAAGTATTTTTTAAATCGTCAATTAAGATACAATCCGAAATAGTTTTCGGCCTATACTTTTCTACCCAAAGAAAATCTGACATTGTTTTTCACCTCTTTCATAATATTATAATATAATATGCCTGTTTTAATTGTTGCCTCTCCAATATTGTGTTTGTTTTATTCTTGCTGGTATTACCTTCGTTGTATTACAAGAATCACAACACACATCACCAATATTTTTTCCAAGCGGTGATGGATTATTAAAGGTTGGTTGTCCTTTAGAAATATCTTTCGTATTACGAGTCATTAAAACTCTACATAAACAACATTTTATTTCCATTATACTTTAAAATGTTGAGTCAGCTTCTAATGCTATCCAATATTGTACTTTAACTTTCTTATTAATAAAATGAGCAATTTTTGCCTTTGATAAAGCCACATCATAATCACCAGGAACAATTTTCATATTCTCGGCCTTGATATATGCAGTAAACTCTATATTGGAATCGCCCACTATAATAGATGATACATTTGAATTGCTATTTTTCTTATCTAAAGCAACTAACTTAATTTTGCCACCTTCGCCTTTGAAGGCAATATCAGGTAAACTTAAATTAGTATATAACTTTTTGACAGACTCATAGTCTTCATTTTTTAATGTAAATGCTACAGTTTGATCTGGCATTTTAATTTCCTTTGAAGGAAATCTTAAAGTTGACTTGTCAGCAAAAGCATATCTTGCTGAAAGTGTTGATTTTTCATCTTGTATTTTAAGATTAGTATTGCCAGTAAACTTTAAAACTGGTTGTTTGAAAGAGTCTAATGCTCTTAAAAACTCTGGTAAATCATATACACCAAATTCAGTTTCAAACTCTTCCTCAACATCAGCTTTCGCCATAATGTTTTTCATAGTTGATACTGTATTAAGCGTGCTACCAGGCTTAAACAAAATATTAGCATTTATATCCGAAAAATTTCTCAAAATGCTAATTGTATTATCACTTATTTTCATTTCATCTCCTTATCATAATTTAATAATAATATAACATAGTGTGCTGCCTTTAATAGATCAGCACGGTTATGTCCACCCTTCTTCCCATACCTACACAAATATTTAATTGCGTTAGCGTGGCAAAAATCTTTTCCTATCCTTAATGTTTTTAATAAATCTAAAACTTGAAAGCCGCCTTTACCTGTTGAGTAATGCTCGCCATAAGTAGATTTAATATAATCACCTAATTCTTTAAGGATTTTGTCTTCATTGAATTTCATAATTTTTTATAATATAATTATAACATTAATCTTTGTTAGAGTCAAGCTCCTCTAACTTCTTTTTTAATGCTTTGACTTCTTCCACTTTATCTTCCACTTGTTTGGCAAGTGACTTATTATCATATTTTAAATCGGCATTTTCTTTTTCCAATTCTCTATACGCAATTTCATCCATAGTGTCCAACGGTCTACGCATAGCTTCTGCCCTTCTTACTTTGTCTGTTAATTTTTTATTCTCTCTTTGAAATTTATCGTTAATTTCAAGAGCGATAGACAATGAATTATCCAATTCT